TCCCGGTGTGAAACGATCATAGTAGGTGAGGCCAAGCTCCGAGCAAGCTAATTTAATAACTCCGATGTACTCCGCAGAGATCAACTCCACCTTGTGTCGTGAGGCTCGGACGCGCCCCTCTGCGTCCTCTTCGATGTGCTGTCGGTATGTGAATGGCTCGTAGACAATCTCTAGATCTGCGTGTCTTCTTTCCTTATTTAAGAAGTCATAAAGCTCGCGGTGATGAGGCTCCGGACCAAATTCTCCTGTCCAAAGATGGATATCTTCTAGTTCCACATTATCGGTTCTAATGAGCACAGCCTGAGCCCAACCGGTAGTACCGCCTGGGTCAAAGGCTAGAACGTTAAAGGGTCTGAGTGGTTCAGTCCTGAGGTTTAGTGGCATCTTCTACTCCATGGTTGCAGAGGCAGCCGTTTCCGATGCACTCTCCACACTCTCCAAAGAAACAACTATTGCACACTCTAGGGCTAGACATCCGCCCAACTTCTACCGATTTTACCTTCGGCAGCGAATCGAACATAGCCTTCGGTGACTTCCTCTCCAACTTCCACCATCACCCTTGCAATGAGATCGCGGACCTCTTCGGCTTCATCTTTGGGAACGTCCGCATAGATGGCATCGTGCACAAGATTCACGATGAAGACCTTGTGATCGTACGTCAATCGGCAAGCAGCTTCAAGAACAATGTCTGATGCGATACTCTGGGCATAAAACGATTTAGCTTCGTTCCGAACTGCATGTTTGTTCTGTGGAGTCACCAGGTGAAACCTACGGTGACGACCAAACGGGGTAATGAGTGCCTCTCCCCGACATGCCTTGTCTGCTGCTCCTTCTAGGAAGGAGATGATTGAGGGAATTGTCTTCTCAAAGACGTTCATATGACGCTGAGCGACACGAACATCCATATTAAATTGAGGATCGCCAGCAATACCAGCAGCGGTGCGGCCGTACGCGATACCATAGGCAAACGTCTTGACAAGAGTTCGGATACTTGGTTCGCCAGGTTTCTCTGCTGAAGAGAGTTCCTTAACAGTCTTGTCTGACATACTCGAAGGATACCGGTCAGGAAACATAGAGCGGCAAAGCTCGACAAAAAGGTCTCTTGAAGGATCGTTGAAGATGTCACGGGTCAGCTCTTCCTTTGCCAACCAAGTAAGAACTCGTAGTTCTGCTTGCGACATGTCAACACCGACGAGAATACGATCGTCAGCTCTTGCAATAAACTGTCGTTTGATCTGCTTGGCCCGCGGTATGTTTTGAGAATTAGGATTGCGCGCGGATAGGCGACCGCTAGTTGTGCCGTGGATAAGGAATGACGGGTGTACCGTACCTTCGGGAGTAGTGCGTTTCTGAAGGCCCGTGACAAACGTGCCGTCCATCTTGGAGATGCCACGGATTTCAAGTACGAGCTGAGTGGTTGCCTTGACATTGTCGGGAATCCTCGGGTCATCGAGTAGGGTCTTTAGGAAGTCAGCTTCAGTAGTCTCAACGTCTATGCCGTTGTCTTTAAAGTACTTGGTTACCTGACGGGGTGAGTCGATGTTGAGCGTGTGTGGGACTCTAAGATGTTTTCCCTTAGCCTCAGGATCACATACGATTGGAAGGCCTCTTGATAGGTCCTCACGTTCCTTAGCGTATTTTTGAGCGAGTTCTTTTGAATACTCGATATCAAATCCGAAACCGCGCGGTTCGATGAGCTGAAGCGTATTGGATACTCGGAGCATGAATCTGTAGGCATCTACAAGTCCTCGTACATTAAGTTCCTTGTTGAAGTAACTGTGCAGTAGCCTGGTTGCGTGAACATCGAATGCGTTATATTTGTGAAGAATGTCAGGAGGGATATTTCCATAGTCCGTTGGTTGTTTTCCGTCTGGACCTTTAAGATAAGGAGCAATGTCATGTTTCCAGTCAGGGGTACCCAGCAACTCCATCCCCATATATTCAAGGCCGTGTACTCCTTGGTATTCATGTAGAGCATAGGACTGAAGCATGGTATCTTCGGTTAGAGTGGGACCTTCGAAGTCCGGATACCCCAGATAAGCTCGCAGAGATCCGAGGTCAAACTTTCCGTTCTGCGCCCCTAGTGGATTAGTGGCGAGGAACTCCCTGAAGTACTCACGGAAGATTTCATCCTCAAAACAGTCCTGGGCGAAGACAAAGACATCATCTTCTCCTTCTAGACCAATGCCGACACACAGCAATTTCTCCATGTGGACATTGCCGTAACTCGTGTCCTTCTCCCTGGACGTCTCAATGTCCAGGAATGCCAGAGTTGACCCGGTAAGCGCCTCAATCATGAGGTTAGGAGAACGGTCTGGAGTGATGACGAAAATGTCAGGCTCGTACCACTTGTCAGGAAGGTTGTCCCGGGACACAGCCTTACCTATATCGCTAAGCATGTGAGGGAACTTCTCCTGGCTGCGCAGACACGCGGCTGGGTGGAACGTCGGCACCACGGAGAATTGATTCAGGAGCTTGGGACGGCCTACCCGAGCCTTCGTGATCCCAAGCTTCTTGGCCATTTCTGGGTGAACGCTTTTGAGGGCAGAGTTCCCCATTGGAATGACAGTAGTTACACCGGCTTGCTGTAGTTCCTCGTGTAGTCTTGGCTTGCAGCATTCGATCGCCTCATCAGGCAGTTTCTTCATTGAGTCTGGGTAGTGACAGAGGGTTGCGTTTCCGAGGAAGACCTCTTCTCGATCGACGCCATATGAGTTGAGAACTGCGTTGAGGAGCTTGCCCGATGGGCCGATGAAGACTTCTTGCTTAGCAATTTCATAACGTCCCGGAGCTTCACCAATGAAAGCAAGTACGTTAGACTTACTGCTGCTGTCACTGCGGATAGTAGGAAAACTACTCGGGACCATACGTCCATGAACACGGAGAGGACACTCCTCACATTTAGCTGTAGGGTGTTTCCTTTCTAAAGCGCCCGATGGGGACGGATAGAGTGTCGTCGATCGGCCGAGGTTCATTCTCGACGATCCAGTATTCAACCCGTTCTCTCGAAGACTTATTGCCATTGGGCATTATCCCCTTACGAACACTAATTTTGATTTGGCCGCGTTGGACCATAGTTGTTTCCACGTCTGCTAAATCTCTAGATCTGACATGGAACATTCTCATCATTTCGGTTCGGGTGACGGTCTTGTTCTTGTTGTGCTGTGCTTTGATATAAGCTAGAATTTTGTCCGCTTTCTTCTCCCAAGGGTTAATGTCTGGAGCTTGTTCTACACCATGCGCGAAATCGGTAGCAGATTCGAGGAAGATATCTCCCAAGCGAATGGCCTGACAGACATCATCACGTTCTATGGTGAGAGAATTCCGTGCTCCTGCCAGTAGCATAGCGATCTTAATGATCGAGTCGGAAAGACGGATATACATCGGGGTATAGATGTTGGGATCAGTGGAGTTTTCGCCTAGCTTGAAAGCGTCATAACTAAGGTCTCTGATACGATCCCACGCTTCAGGAGTAGCGTGCATTTCCCGTTCAGTCTGTTTCACAGTCCGCTGAGTGGTCGTGCCTCCCAGAGTGATAGTCTTGACTGTTGGCCGGGGCTGCCAGAAGTTCACGATCCCGTACAACTCTTCGAGGATCTGAGCCTTGACGTCTTCCGTAGGGTCCACTTCGGGCGGAGGTCCAATCGGTCTCAGTTGTTCACTACTCGTGGTGCCCGACACGATAATGAACCGTGGAAGGAAGCCACTACGAATGTGCTCGATAGTGACTACCTCTTGCATTTGCGTCTTGATTCCACCACACCAGATGATCAGGCGTGGTTTCTTTACATCAATGGTACCGGTGCGGAGTGTTCTCTTCTCCTGTCGACAGTCATAAAGAGAGGTCAGAGACTGGAGAAGACCAGCCATGTAGTCTTTTTTGACTGTGGCCTCAATGAATCCAGTGATCTCATCACGGTGGAAGATTGAGGTCTTCCCGTCTCGTTGCTGTAGCTCGGTAAGAATGCCCTCTTGAGATCCATCAGTGCCCATGAGGAAATCATCAGAAGATAGTACTTCGCCCAATGTGGACATAGCAAGGTCCATAGATGTGGACTTGCGAGTAACAGTAGTTCCAGCGAGTATCATCGCCCAGATATTAGGACGGATCTTGGTGTGTTGTGCTGGTAGGGTAACGAAGGGGCACATAATGGCAGACAGAATGACAGCTCCACCAGCTATGTGATACTGTCGGGGTGCATCTGTCCGAGACCAACCGTACTCTACATATCGATCGATGAAGGTTTCCTCAGGTTCACTGTCTCCTGCTCTCTTGAAAGTTATGCGACTCATGAACCTCAGTCCTCATTAAGACCACTGGCCCCCACCCAACAGGATGGGAGCCAGTAGCCCTACTCATAAAAAATTACTCCTCATTGTCGACAAGGAAGCGGGAGATCTCGTTCTTCGGCCCGTATTCCTTGGTCGGGTCTTTCTTGTCCTTGCGAGTACCGACGGGGCGGAGCTTGGCCTTGAGCTTGAGACCGATCAGCTCGTCCCACTCCCAGTCCAGAGGCTTGCCCTCTTCCATATCGACACCAAATGCCTGAAGCATCTTCTTAGTGACCGGAAGAGACTTCTCATCATACAGAGCATTGAAGTAGATTGTACGACCGTTGTACTTCTCCAGATCACCGTCACAGTCAGTGATCTCGAACTTCAGCTTGGACATGTCAGAACCAGGATTCTTGCCACCCTTGGTGACAGTGTCCTCAGCCTCAATAAGCTGGAGGATGTAGTCACCCGCAGGAGCAGGAGTCCACTCTTCAGGCTCACCAACGTCAGTGAAGTCAACACTAGGCATTTAGATCAGATCTTCTTTCCGATTTTGAGGTTCCCAGTTGGCTTGTTTGTGTCCTCAGCGGACTTGACCAGCGCACCTGACCAGTACTGGTGGATCAGAGGCATAGTCGGATTGTCAAGCTTGAACGGTAGCTTTCGGGTGCGATCCTTAGCGACAACATCGCCGCTCAGTCCCGTCTGCAAAGAGCGAACACCAGATCGGTCAACAGAGAGTCGGTAGACATCATTGACCATGCCTGGCATTTCACCGGCAAGCTTGTTCGTGAAAGCAGGAGTCCACTTGTGGCGCGACTCCGACTTGTCAATATCTAGCTCCCACGCTACAAGGATAACGTAGCAGGGAAGCTCTCGGAAAGCGCGGATAAGCTTCCGCATCTGTTCCGATGACTGGTTCCATCCTCCATTGGCAAAGGTTGCCATAGCAAACTCAGTGAAGTTGATACCCTGAGCTGCCAGCTTTTCAGCCTGGAAGATGTGCTCCATCCCCTTCTTCTGACCCTCAGTCAGATTGTCGAGGATGATTGTCTTGTATCCTGCACAAGTCTGCGCATTGAAATCCTGCCCTCTATACAGCTCGTTGTAGACTTCCTGAAGCTGCTTGAATCGAGAGATGTCAATGATCTCAAGGTCAGGATAGATGTCAGTGATGCTCTGAGTACCGTTCTCAATGTTGAGATGGAGGACAGGGTTCATCTCAGGTACTTCTACGCTAGAAGCAGCAAGAGTAGTCTTCCCAACTCCAGACCCTCCGTAAATACAAACGCTAGGAAGAGATCGATCGTCACTCGCACGACGTACCTTTAGTCCACCGAGTTTCCCTGGAGTCAGAGTCATTGTCATGTGATATCGAAGTCTCCTGCCTTTACTCCGTCAATGAACGACTGCCACTCTTCAGGAAGGAAGGAGAGAACAGGACCATTATTCTCCTTCGAGTCACGAACGTCAATGGCAACAATGGGACCATCAACATGACTGGTCACCATCTGAACTTCTACACATATCGGGCTATCTGTCTTGCAGAGAGAACTCTTACGCCACATCTACTTCACCTTTACAAATGGATCGCTACGAAGAGAATGCTCAAAGTCTTCACCATTTGTTTTGGCGAGACAAGGAGTGTAGTAGGCACATCCAGAGCAGGAGAAGTGTCCTGCGTTCGGGTAGATCGTCAGATCTTGAGAGATCATGTCTCGTGCGATCTGATAGATCGTAGTGCCAGCAGACTTTAAGTTTTCTTTAGTCTTGATAATTGTGAATCTACGATGAAATACTGGTGCGTCATTGCTCTTCAGGAAAGCGATGTACTCATCGTACGCACCTGAATCGTAGGCTGCACGGTCAAACCGCTGCACCGTTTGGGTGAAAGTTTGGAGGTCCGTCGCCGCTGCCTTGTCCGTACTGAAATGCTTACCTTTATAGCTGCGGCTCAACATCTTGGGCGTACGAGGGTAATCCTT